GGTATATCGCTTCAATGTTTCGATATTGGCGCGGTTCTCTTAAGTTCAAAGTACAAGTAACAAAGACTGCTTATCATTCTGGTAGATTGCGTGTTGCTTTTGTTCCTTCCGGTGGTTTGACATCAGATTCTTATGATTTTAATAAAGGTTATTCGGAAATTGTAGATCTTCGTACGTCAGATGAGATTGAGTTCACGATTCCTTTTGTGTCCAACACAATATGGAAGCCTTGTGAGCTATCCCGTTATGACGAAGAAGAACGCATGGAGTGTACTACTGGTACACTTTTTGTGGAGGTCATCAATCAACTCCGTGGTCCTGAAAACGTTGCGACTGTTCTCAATTGCAACGTTTGGGTCTCTGGAGGAGATGATATTCAATTTGCGATTCCTGATTTCAATCAGAATGTGCCTGTGTTTGACGACTCTTCTGCTATTAGACTTAAGGATAGTAAAGACCAAGTTGACTTTGACGAGCATCCCGAGAAGTATGTGTATAATGTGACTCGAAAGTTGCCTGTCGCGCAAGTGATGGGTCAATTTCAAGACACTGGCTTCAATGCTACTATGCACAATACTAATGAGATGTTCGAGTCTCCCAAAACTAGTGCCATCGATGCCTCTGCCTCATCTATTGGAGAACATGTGCAAAATTTGCGCACTCTTACTCGGAGATTTGGTCTAGTTGGTAATGGTTTTGTAGGATTAACTCGGTCGTATCGCGTGCAATCGAACTACTTTGGAATTCCCGATCAAGCATCTTCCACTGCTGACGCTATCAACATCTCTCCCGTAGACTATATAAGCTGGTTATATAGATTCTATAGGGGTGGTGTTAGGTATAAAGTGGTAGTGAATCCTGCTTCTATCGGGGGTCCTATTGGAGTCGTTTCAGATCCAGGAATAGTGCAAGTACCTTCAGCTCCTGCAACTAGTACTGCAATTGATTTGCAAAGTGGTAGTTTGCGAGCTAAATCAGGTACGTACACTCATTGGATCGACACGATATACAACCGAATCTTGGAATTTACTTTGCCCTATTTCAGTAATACTCACATTTC